GGCCCGCCTTTCGTAGGCCGGCCGGATCAGTCCGGGCCGGGTGTGGTTACTCGCGACCCGCCGCACGGCGGATCAGGGAGTTCATGTCGGTGGGCTGAGGCCCGGTCGTGCGCACGCCGCCGTCGAAGCTCGGCGCCGTCACCTGCTGCTGCCGGCCGAGGTCGGCCAGGAGCGCATCGGCATCCGCCGCCAGCTCCTCGCGGGTCGAACCCTGGAGGCGCGCGGCGAGCGTTGGGGACAGTTGCTTGTCGGCGGCCACCTGGTACTTCAGGAGCTGGCTCTGCGCGGTCGCCGCCGTTGCCTCTGCGGTGGTCGCGCGCTCCGCGAGCCGCTCCGCTTCGGTCTTGTCGCGGTCCTCGAACTCCTTGAGCTTCAGGCGGAGTCCTTCGGCCTCTTTGTTCGCCTTGTGCAGCGCCCGCTGGACCTCGGTCGGGATCGTCGTCCCGCCGGTGCCGCCGGTCTGCTCGGCCTGGGTGCCCGTCGTGGTGGCGCCGCCCGTCGCGGGGGTCGTCTCCTCGGTCGAGCCGGTCGTGCTGTCGTCGTCAGCCATCGCGGCCGACTCCTCTCAAACGCCCCAGCCTCGCGCCGGGGAAACCTCAGGTGGGCACCGTGCCGCGCGTACTGCCGGGGACGTAGCGGTAATTCGCGTCCACGAACCCCGCATCCTGGGCAGGCCCCAGCGCCAGGTAGCCGTGGTTGTAGAGCAGCCTCTGCGCGTGCTCCCGATCCCCGGCCGCCTGCCGGTAGATCTCCTCCGGCATCAGCCGCGGCGTCATCGTCCGCCAGATACGCGACCCCGGCACGAGGACGTCATCCGTCTCGCGCACCAGGCCCACCTGCCGCATGCGCCAATAGGCGCGACCGCGGCGAGTCGTGCCCTCGGTCGTCGTCTCCACACGCTGGCCGTAGGCGGTCGCCGTCTCCATGCCGCGCCGCGCGTTCACAACCTGGGCCATGTCCGCGCCCTCGCGGATCGCCCGAGCGCCCCGCCGGCCGAACGCCGCGTCCTGCTGGCCGGGCGTCATCGCGTCCCACAGCTCATCGGGATTGGTCGCCACGTGGTACTCGTCGTCCGTCATGTCCGCGACCGGGGTTTTGCCACAGTCGCAGTTGGGATGTCTGTCGAATTTGGCGTCGAGGATCTTGTACAGCCGACCCGCCAGGAGGATGCAGCGCGAGCACGCCGGAGGCTGAGCCACCCGGACATACCAGGTGATCTCCTTGTCGGCGACCATCGCGACCTCGTCCGCCTCGCGGGCCACGTCGGCGAGTTGGGTGCTGACGATGCGCGTCATCTGCGACAGGCCCGCCAGCAGCGCGTCCTCGTCCGACGCGCCCGCAGCGCGGCGGTCCGCGACCGTGATCGCCGGGATGTAGAGGAGCGACTCCAGAGGCCGACCATCCGACGCGGAGCCCGTGAACGCTGCGGGGATCAGGGGCAGCGGCGGCTCCGGCGCCGCGCCGGCAACCGCCGCCCCGGCCGCTGTGCCCGCCGCGACCGCCGATGTCTGCTGTGCGGCCATCGACGCGGTCACGAACTGCTGAGCGCCCTGGGCCACCGACAACTGGCCTGCGAGGACGGCGTTCAGGATGGCCCTGCCGGGAGCACCGCTCATCTCCATGATGATCTCGGCCGCTTTCATCTGGACCCAGATCTCCTGCACCCGCTCGACCACCGCGTGCTGGATCGCCGCGGCGTCACGCATGTGCGCGGCGGTGATCTCCTCAGGCGTCGGCACCCAGACCACCCGGATCGTCGGACGCAGTCGTCATCCGGGGCTTCGGGCCCAGGAGCGCGGCCAGGTCGCCGCCCATCACCCGTGCCGCCGCGTCCTGTTGGAGCAGGCGCCAACGGGCGATCTCCGTCTGCGACGCGCCCCAGCGTTCCCACAGAGCTTCACGCGGGACGCCGAGACCGGACATCTTCACGAGTGCATCGACGAGTTCGCCCTCGGTGCGGAACTCGGGGTTCCGCCAGATGACCTCGATCGCGTCCATCGGCCGCGTGTCACCGCTGGCCCGCAAATAGGTGCGCGTGTATTCCTCGACACCCTCGCCCAGCGGGGACATCCGTTCCCGCACCTTCGACACGAGGCCGGACTCGGCCGCCTTCAGCGAGTCGCCGCTGACGTTGGCCATGCTCCCCAGGAGGTACTGGCTCGGGGTCCGCGTGCGCGCCGCCATGTGCTGCACGTCGGCCTCCACCGCGAGGAGGTACGGCTTGAGGTCCGTGGCCTCGAACTCGCCGAACTTCACGGTCTCGTC